CCACAAGGAAATGGTGGGGGACCAAGCCCAGGGCTAAAGTTGTCTGGGCACCCCTGTTTTCGATACACACGCCGCACCATTGGCTTTACACACCAAAAGACGGGACCTTCACCACGACGATGGTGGCTTCAGACCGCCTCAAGATCCAACCAGGTCAACGTGTCGTCAAGTTGAACTTAAAAGAAGTGTTGGAACGGTACAAGGAGGTGTTCCCGGAAGTGAATTTCCCTGATGTTAAGGTGACTCGTGTACACCAGGGCGAGTATAAGTTGGACACAAAGGTACCCTTCCGGCAACGCAACCCGAATCTCACACCTGATTTCAAACAAGTGGTCAGCGAGCTCCAGGCTGCTTCAGGGGCAGAAGCTGGTATATTTTCTATGCGGTTCGCCACTCCAGACATGGCTGAGGAGATCACTGACCGTTACTTCACTGGGGTTGAGACGGGGTTCACTACGGAGGAAGAGCGACAGGAGATGGCGGAGGCCATTTTCGCCTCAAATCCAGATAAATACCGGGACACTAAACTCGTCGCACCTGAGGATGTGTTGCACAAGTGGAAGACAAAATACAGTGCAGGCTTCCCATATAGGTTTAACGCCCGAGGAAAAGCCAGCAGAGCCGACCTTATGAAAGCTGCTGGTGGCAAGAAACAATTCCTCGACGCAGTACGGGCCTACATAGAGCAGCCAGATAAGTTCCCTTCAGTTTCACATGTGTTCGTCAAAGACGAGGTTTTGCCCTCATCTTACAAAGACAAATCCAAGATACGCACCGTGATCGCTCAAGATATCCTTTCGTATTTCACTCAAGTGGCCGTAGAGGGTGACATGGCAAAGAGGGTTAACCCCATGTCAGGCTCAAGCCTGGGAGTCTCCCCCCAACATGGTGGGATGTCAAAACAAGCCGAAGCGCACCTACCATTCAAACACCACTACGCTTCAGATGTGACAGCGCTTGATAGCCGCCTTTGCTGGGACTACTATGATGTGGTAACCAGACTGAGAAAGAAAGGGTTTGAAGGTCACCCACAGTACACCCAAATCTGTGAGCTCCTGGATGTTGCAGCTGAAAACCTGTACTGTTCTTGGTTGGTCGACATTTACACCGGGAGGTCCCGATTCAAGACACAGGGTGCAAGTACCGGTCACGCTACCACAACACCCACCAACACTTCCTATGTTGAGGTCATGTTTTTGGATGCATGGAGGATGCAAACAAAGCGGCCGCTAGCGGAGTTTTACGAGGCCGTGAAGCTGACAAACTTTGCTGACGACAACTTCTACTCCACAAGTTTACCCAGGTCTGTCTTTGGGCCGGAGGTGCTGCAGGATTACTTAGCCACAAAGGGTGTCCATGTCAAACTGGAAGCGGCCTCTGATTCCCTCTCAGATATCTCTTTCTTGGCCAAATGGTTTTCCACAAAAGAGTCCGACCTGCTACATGTCAAGGAGGTTATTGGGCATGCACCACCTGTGGCAATAATACATGATAAGGGACGTTTGGTCATGAAATTCTCAGATTGTAAAGGCAAAAGCGACCTGCGCACACGTTGGGCAAAAACCGTTTCACTCTTAGACAACTGTGCCCACCACCCGGACTTGCATGCCATTGCCTGGCGTTATTTACAAGACCAATTGGCACCACGCCTGAGCAAACGCCAGTCCGGCCGGAAATACATGGCCCAGGTTCGACCACGTAAGTACGAAGATGTCTTGCGGTTGATGTACACCGGAGAGGGTGACTCAGTCCCATTTGATAGGGAAGGCCTTTCTTTGCGTGAGAATCTCTTCACTTTCTGGCAGGGTCTTAAGGAAGATATAGTTGCGTGGGATGGGTCAGTAACAGCTAGTGCCAGGCTCCTTGAGCGTTGGGCCGGGGTGGGGGCGGCTTTCGCCCTCAAATCAGAGGATAAAGGTGCAGACACTTCCGATTTCCGTCGAGCGCACATGGACCAAGAGTTCATCATGGAACGCCACTTGTATGTTCATGCTGGTATGCCTAGTGACCTGTCCACTCTCAGGCGACTGGCAAGACAAAGCCCCTTTTCAGATTTCCTGCGGTTGGAGGAATTCTGGCAGAGGCGTGACGAGTGGATACACAGTGAGGATGACATACCAAGCCTTAACTTTGGCATAGGCTTGTTGTTTTTGTGTTACATGTTCGTTGTGTGGGTGGACCATAGTGCAACAAAAATTCCAATTCTTGGACCCCTCTACCGCGCATTCACCTCACTAGAGGCCATCACAGCAGAGTTTTACGGCAATCTGAATTCGTTCTACTTCACCATGTTCGGGTGTAGCAGCACATCACTTGGGGCACTGATACCTAAGGACAGGAAAAGCTTCCAGAAGCACATGGCTCTGACCCTCTGGGGCAAGTTCACGCACCTCATACCTGAGATGGATGGGCCAAACCTTGATGGGTTCCAGGAGGTTGTGAACCAATGGGTGGGGTTGGTTGCTATGTCGCATTCCCTGGTCATGCAAGGGGAGTTCTGGGTTCTTATGCCCACTAAAGAGGACCCAACTGCACAAGTGGTTTCAACCGCCGGAGAATGGGAGCCACTTGACCATTCCGATTCTGTGGACAAGTGCCAAGAAATCCTTCGTCAGGGCGGTGTCCCAATGGTCACGAGTTCCACTGGCGCAGGGAAGTCAACAGATTTTGTGGTTTGCCTGAAGCGTAAGTACAGGACTGTGTACTTATCCATGCCAAGGAGGATCCTTGTGACCACAAACCCAGTTGCTCAAACTAAGGTGTACTCGGGCTCTGATGA